GCTCGGGCCGAAGGTTGCGAAACCGGCATGTTCCTAGGTGACTGGCATCACCATCGTGCCAGTATCAACCTACAGACTCTGCACGTTAGCCTGCGTAGCCTGGAAAAACTCAGTGCCGCATTTGATCAATTTTATTTTATACCAGGCAATCATGATCTATACTATCGTGACAAGCGTGACATACACGGTGCCGAGTGGGCACAACACCTGCCCAACATCACAGTGGTCAATGACTGGTTTAAACAGGACGATGTGATCATTGCGCCTTGGCTGGTCGGGGACGACCACAAGAAACTGCCCAAAATGTCAGCCAAGTACATGTTTGGACATTTTGAACTGCCGCACTTCAAGATGAATGCCATGGTAGAAATGCCAGATCACGGCGAAGTCAAAGTAGAAAATTTTAGCGGTGTTGAAAGCGTGTATTCCGGTCACTTTCACTTGCGTCAAAAGAAAAAGAATATCAACTATATTGGTAACTGCTTTCCGCACAACTTTGCCGACGCCGGTGATGCAGACCGTGGCATGATGATCTTAGAATGGGGACAGCCTGAAAAATATCTGGCATGGCCAGGACAACCGCTTTATCGTGTTATGAAGTTGAGCGAGGTCATTGACAATGGTAAAAATATACTGGTGCCCAACATGCATGTGCGGGTAGAATTGGATATTGATATCAGCTACGAAGAAGCCAATTTTATCAAAGAAACATTCATCAAAGATCACAACTTGAGAGAAATGGCATTGATACCCAGCAAACGCACCGACATTGATATTGACATGGCGCCAGGCGAGGTCAAGTTTGAAAGTGTGGATCAGATTGTTACAGATCAGTTGACCAATATTGAAAGTGAATTTTACGATCCTAAGCTCTTGTTAAAAATCTATCAGAACCTATGATTTATTGCGTTTGGTATCCTAGTGGAGGCTTTGGGCATTTTATCAACGGCATATTAACCTTGCATGGTGAAGGATTTAAACGTCCAACCGATAATAAAATACCGTTTAGCTCAACCGGCGATAGTCATGGCTTAGAGCTGGTGGCTCCAAAATATACTGCAAATTATAGTCATGAATTTGACCCTGCATGCAATTATAGTGTGCTTGTGGACTTAGGAATCAACTCGAATAGTCGTAATTTCATGCTGGAATTTCCAGGAGCCAAGTTTATCAAAGTCTGCTATACCGATACATCGTGGCCTGTTGTAGCCAGGACTATGATTGATAAGGCTATGCGATCATCGATCGAAGCCGAACTAATTGTAGACTCAGACTCGTGGACCTCTGCAGAACCCTGGGCACAACGTGAAAAATATTTTTTGTTCTTACGAGATCATGCATTAAGGACCGCATGGCGTCCTGAACCTGGTATCGATTGTGTAGGTGTTGACTGTTTGCTTGACTATGATGAATTAAAACACACAATCGAACATACTGGTATAAAACTCACTGGGTTCGAAGGATTATGGAAAGAATGGTATGCCCATAATGAAAAATACTTTGTGCCTATAACTATAGCTAAACAAGTGTTAGACAACATCAAAAAACAAAAATCATTTGATTTGACACCCATCAAAGATATTTGGACGCAAGCTGTAATTTATTATTTCATATGGACAGAGTTTGAGAAAGAAGTACCTCACAATGATTTTGAGAATTTTTTCAGCGACACAGATCAAATAACACAATGGCTCAACCAATAAAATTATTAACCATTGCTGACGGGTTTGGCGACAGTCGGGCGGTGCCTGCATGGTATCCTGATTACATCAAGTGGCCGGAAATAATTCAATTAATGACTCGCGGCGTTGAGTTGCATAACCTGTCTCGATATGGTGCCGGTAATGAATATATAGTTCAATGCTTACGTAACAACTTGACAGAAAAACATGCTGTATTGATACAATGGGCAGAACCAAACAGATTGGATTTGGTTTTGTCCCACGACCTTGAATACACAGAATTTTGGAATCAAGAAATAGAAAATGACCCTGTTTACAACAACAATGTTGTTCAACTCGGTCATGCTCGCATATGGGTCTCAAGTGCGTCGACTAGGCCTGCGATTCAAGAATATCATAAAAAATTCATTGGCCATCAACAACACCAAATTCGATCGCAATTTTACGTTGATTATGCTACACTGCTGTTAGCACAAGTACAGCATGGATTTTTATTGACTAAAAATAGTGAATATCTCAGCGAAACTGTTACTGACCATGCCAATTGGTTTTGGCATGATCAGTTCCAGGGTATGTGTGAGTTTAGGCATCAGAGTAAGTATGTTGATTTAGAATTAGGATTGGTTCAACCAACGCCGTTGGTACAGTTTGATTTTGTCAGGCAATTTATACAACCAAGGTTTGATTTGCCTTGGCGAAACGATCGAGAGATCAACGCAGTCGAAGCAATGTTGTACAGGAAATACAAAGAATCAATTAAAAATAGACCCCAATGATACATATAAAAAATCTCACTGTTCGTAACTTTATGAGTGTGGGCAATACCACCCAGGCCATTGACTTTGATCGGCAGGACCTAACTCTGGTCTTGGGTGAGAACTTGGATCTAGGCGGTGATGGTAGTCGCAACGGCACAGGTAAGACCACCATCATCAATGCCCTAAGCTATGCCTTGTATGGACAGGCGCTTAGTAACATACGCAAAGATAATCTGGTCAACAAGACCAACGGCAAGGGCATGATGGTTAGCCTGGAGTTTAGCTCTGGCTCACAAGACTACAAGATTGAACGTGGTCGCAAGCCCAATGTGTTGAAGTTTTATGTCAACAGCCAAGAACAGGTCATCACTGACGAAGCACAAGGCGACAGCAGAGAAACACAGGAAGCCATCGAAACTACCTTGGGTCTAAGTCACGACATGTTCAAGCACATCATGGCCTTGAACACCTATACTGAACCGTTTTTGAGTTTGAAAGCCAATGAACAGCGTACCATTATTGAACAACTCTTAGGTATCACACAGTTGAGCGAGCGTGCTGATCGTATCAAAGAGCTCAACAAGGAAACCAAAGATGGCATACAGCAGGAGGAGTTTCGTATTCGTGCTGTACAAGAAGCCAACAAGCGTATTGAAGAACAGATCGATTCGCTCAAACGCAAACAGGGACTGTGGGTCAAAAAACATGAAGAAAGTATCAAAGAACTCGAGACGGCCTTACAGGCGTTACAGAATATACAAATTGAAGTGGAAATACAAGCGCACAAAGATCACAAGGCATGGGATCAGCGACGCAAGGATATCAACGATCTATCAGGTCAGATCAGCCGCACGAAACTGGACATTGACCGTGAGAACAAAGCGATTTCCAAACTATCCAAGGAAATCGAGACGCTCGAAAACCATGAGTGTCATACATGCGGTCAATCATTCCACGACAGTAAGCACCAACAGGTCCTGGAAGGTAAACAGACGGATCTGGTGGGAGCGCGAGAAGCGTGCCAGACTCATACTGCCACACTGGCAGAGCTGGAGACTGCCTTTGAAACCTTGGGCACGCTAGGCAAGCCGCCCGAGATGTTCTACGACAACGAAGCTGATGCTATCCAGCATCAGGCCACTGTGACTACCTTGCAACAGCAGATTGCTGGCAAGACTGTCGAAACTGATCCGTATACCGAACAGATCGAAGAAATGAATTCTAAAGCCCTACAGGAGGTCACATATGATACACTTAATGAACTTACTCGTTTACAAGAACACCAAGACTTCTTGCTCAAACTGCTCACCAGCAAGGACTCATTCATCCGCAAGAAAATTATTGAACAGAATCTTAGCTATCTCAACGCTAGACTGACACACTACCTGGACCGTGTAGGACTTCCGCATACAGTGGTGTTTCAGAACGACCTTACAGTTTCAATTGAAGAGCTGGGTCGCGAATTAGACTTTGACAACTTGAGTCGCGGTGAACGCAATAGACTTATCTTGAGCATGAGCTGGGCCTTCCGTGATGTGTTTGAGAGCCTGTATCAACCCATCAACTTGCTGTTCATTGACGAAATGATTGACAACGGTCTTGATACCGCTGGTGTAGAATCAGCCTTGGCCCTGTTGAAACAGATGAGTCGTGATCGACACAAATCAATCTGGTTGGTCAGCCACAGAGATGAACTGACTGGACGTGTGGAAAACATACTCAAGGTCATCAAGGAAAACGGCTTTACTAGTTACAATACGGATGTGGAAATAGCATGAAGATTGCAGTAACCGGGCATACTGCTGGAATTGGTTTGGCTATTGTAGATTTTTTCAAAGATAATCATGAAGTCATTGGCTTTAGTAGGGCCAATGGTTACAACTTGGAGGATGTTGATAGTATAGTATCGGTTGCCAAACATGTTGATGTGTTTGTAAATAATGCTTACTACCAATACCAGCAGTGCGAAATTTTAAAACAATTGGCTCGTTGTTGGCAAGGCACAAACAAACACATCATCAATATAGGTAGCACCTGTGTAAACTATTCTCGAATTGAGGCAGAACTGGACAATGATCCTTGGGAATATCGTGATCACAAAACAGCTCTTGAAAAAATGTTTAGGGTATTGGTCAAACAGTCAGATGCCTGTGCAATCAGCTTGATTAATCCCGGACCGGTTGATACCGATATGATTCGTCATTTGACTGTACCAAAATTATCTCCGGTGGATGTTGCCCAAGCTATCAATCTCATGATAGAGAATAAAAAAATAAAGGAACTTACACTGTGGGCATAAATTGGCAATTTTATCATTGGCACCTAGAACCCAGTGCTGTATGCACAGTTCGGTGTCCACGTTGTCCCAGAGTAGAACATCCAGACACTCCGTGGCTCAACAAAAACATGACCTTAGATTTTGTAAAAAAGTTTTTTACAGAAGAAATGTTGCTGAATCAAGTCAAACGTGTGACCATGTGCGGTGATGTGGGTGATCCTATCTACTGCAAGGAATACATTGAAATTTGTCGCTATATCAAATCAGTTAATCCTGATATTCATATCTTTACAATTACCAACGGTAGCTACAAAAAACCCGAATGGTGGCGCGAGTTAGCGTTGGTGCTAAATGACCGCGACACTATTAACTTTAGTGTTGACGGTTACGACAATACCAGCAACAACCTGTATCGTGTCAACAGCAATTTTGAAAGCATTATGCAGGGCATAAAAACTGTGCGTGAAACCAACAAAGATGTGTTTCTTGTTTGGGCAACTATTATTTTTTCGTTCAATCAAGACTATCTGGACAACATTGTTTCGCAGGCTGGCCAGTTGAAGATGGATGCTATACAATGGACTCGAAGCACGAAGTTTGGCAGTGTGTATGGCGGCTATGGTGGTAAAAATGATCCGCTGGAACCACGTGCTGAATTTATTAGCAAGACACACAGATACGAGCGAGAGGTTGTGAATATCAGTGGGCGTCAACAAAACAATCATGACTATTTAGAGCACAATCAGAAAAAATATTTTGAAATCAAAGAGCAGTATAAGGATGCACCCGTAACTCCGTTGTGTGAGATTGGTAATCGCGGCGTGTATGTCAATGCCGAAGGTGTGGTATTTCCTTGTAGTTGGGTAAGTTTTCCATATCATAGCCTTACCCACGGCGATAAAACTATTGAATGGAAGGACGGTTTTTTTGCCAAATATCGCGAGCGCATGAGCCTCCACAATCGATCCTTTGAAGAAATCATTACTGATCCTTTGTGGAACAAGTGCAGTCAGGGATTTACTGATTCAAATAAAACTTGGGTTGAGTGTGGGCAAAAATGTTCTACACCTGTGGTTACTGAAAACTATGCAGTTGGTTGGGAAACGAACTAAGTATGAATCCATGGTATGGTTGTACGAAAACTCTCAAATCTCAGAACTACCCGAAGACTGTGTCGGATTTGTCTATTTGATCACAAATAAACTATCTGGCCGGAAATATATTGGAAAAAAATTAGCAAAGTTTAGCAAGACAACCTATAAAGTAGTAAGACTCAAGAACGGCAACAAGAAGAAGAAACGAATCAGAACCAAAATAGACTCAGACTGGCAACTATACTATGGCAGCAACGATCAACTCAACAAAGACATTGCAGAGCTAGGCTCAGACAACTTCACAAGAGAAATATTATTTTATTGC